TATTCTATCATAGTTTCATTTGTAACAGAATCTATAATACTATAATATGATGATGTCGGTAATCGCTCGCCGGTCAAATAAAATGATGTGGTTGTATATGTCCGATCCGGAAATTCTGGACGAACGCCAATTCTAAATTTTGCAATTTCTGATGTTCTGTATTCGTCTTTTATATTTTTAATATAAGGTACATATGAATCCGCGTTAATTTCTGAAGATGCAGTGCTAGCAAATGTCGTATCATTCCAAACAACTTCTAGTTTAGGAACAAACATGGTATGCGTTTCACGACTAAAAAACTTTATAGAACCTAACGTTTCAGCCGATTTTTCATCGGTTTCCGGTCGTTTAACAAGGAATCCATAATTGCTAATATTACCTTTAACCCAATTATCTACTATATCTGTAACGTTCATTCGTATATCAGGTATTTCATTTTTAAATGATTGAGAAGCAATCCCGGAATCAGTCCGGAAAGATCCACCGCCTATAGCTGGATATGCAATACCTGGCTGGTCATTAGATGTGTTCCAATAAGTTGCCTGTCTTTTAGAATTTTTATAAAACCATGAAGCACCATCTGTCGTTTCCGGATCATCATTTGTATATCCTTGTCCGTTATTCCAATTTTCAAAAACTGGATATGCCTCCAATGTATATTCTTGAATCAAATCTGTAGCATCGGATGATCGCAATGATAAATATACTGATGCAGATCCTTCCGAATTACCTAATGCAGGAATCTGGCCAGCTGTTACGGCTGATGATAAAGAGTCAATTTCAGATCCAAAATCTATTAAGATTCTAGAATTAAATGTCAGATTTCGATATTTACCATTCACAATAGAACCGGACTGATTTTTACTAAGTTCTAAAATTTGATCTATACCAACATTACGCTCTTTAAGTCGTTCTAATAATGAAGTATCGCGTTCAGCATAAAATATTCTATACATTTAATTCCTTTAAGGTTTAATCACTCTTCCACGAATATCGTTATCCGGATATTTTATTTCAAAAATACATGGATCTAATGATGGATATATTATACTATTTTTAGTAGCACTTTCCACATTGTATTTATTAGATGAATAAGATCCACCTGTTTTATTATAAATTTCAAAATTAATAACACTTTGTACACCATCTACCTGGTCAAGTGCTACTGTCAATGCAGCTAAATCAATTGGTGCATTAATTTGCATACGATTATTTGATAATAATGTTTTAAGTCTAGATATACATGCTAATAACACTTCATTACTATTATAATTTGGTCGAGCTGTAATTTCAAAATTTACTCCTAGATTAATTATAAACGCTGGCTTAATATTTAATGCATCTGTTAACATACGGTATTGTGATATATATGTTCTTATATTCTCTTTTAATGCTTGGTTACATTCCACAAAACTACCAGCGTCATTTTGAGCTAATAAGTATACATTTAATGCTAATGGGTTTTGTATTACATCTGATGGGTATGTAGTATCTTTTGTATTAATCTGAGTATCTCCTATCACATACGCTTTTGATACAGATCCAAATTTAGATGGCATAGAATAAATACGCGTAATATAATCTTCACGCGTTATTGCTCTGTTTTGAGCAGCAAAGGCCGCCATGGCATTTTGTTTAATGCTATCTAAATCTTGTTTTTGCTTACCACCCAATGCTGGTGATGGGTTTGTAACTGCCACTGATGCTTTACTATCAGATAAATCTACATTTGCTATTTCATTTAAATATGAAATATTATTTATTTTTGTTATAGAATTAATACCAACATTATCAGTTAACGAACCACCGGTGGTATAACGTACTGTTAACGTCGTATTTGATGGTGCAATTCCATACGTACTAGTATATAAAAAATTAGATGGATCAATTGAATCAGTGGTAACACGTTTTAAGTAATCTAATCCAGATCCAACATTTTTAGGATTTGGAATAATTTCTTCATCTTGATCGGCCGACAATCCAGACCCAAATTGTAACTCTAATCTATTATCATCACGCAATCTTGTTACAAATCTCCTAGGTGTCTTACGTAATTTTAAAATATATGGTACTGTAGACCTATGTTCAGAAAGTTCTGGATCATTGAATGGTATGTTTGCAATATCTTCGAAGATAGTATCTTGTGCCAAGTAGTCAACTTCATTCCATTTATTACCAGCCGAATCTGTTACATCAATAATATTAATAACATTGGAATCAGGTAACGTTATTTTATCATATGGTTTAGGATCATTGAACAAAAATGTCAATGTCTGTATTTCGCCAGATTCAACTTCTACTTGCTTTTTTAGTAAATATCTAACAACATTACCTGACGCGTCAATTTCATAAACAGATACATCTGGATCATCGTTAAAGTCAATTGGATTAATTGTTCTGAATTTAATGCCTTCTTCACTTTCCAATTCTACATTTGAATTAACTGATAACGCATAATCCATATCAGGTCTTGCGGCATCACCTGATCCTTTTGCTATAACTAATTGAAAAATATCTATAGTTGTTTTAGCCGGAGAATTTAATTTTGGCTTATAACCAAAAAGTTGTGATAATGCTAATATATTTGAATTTTCAGTTGCAGTTGACAAATTAGATTCCCGGAATGAAGTATCAGTATAATATGATAATACATCACCGACATATGATGCCATTTCAATAAACATCATACCAGGAGAAGACTCGTTAAAATCTTGATACGTATCTGGAAAATAGTTTTTTGCAAAATTTATCAAGTTTTGTCTGAATTGCGCAAAGTCTTTATTTAAATATTTTACATCTTTTTTAATTAAGTTACTCATGAATTACCTTTCCTTAATATCCATTACTAATTTGTTGTAAGGAAGTATCTCCTATTGCATCTGAGATTGACAAACTATTTTCTGATGCAGTAACGTTTATAACTAAATTAGATCCTACCGATGTAATTTGGAAATGAATTGCAATTGTTAGTTGATGCATATCTGCGCTAACAATCGTTTCTACATCGTTTATCAATATATAAGGTAACCAATATTTTACATCTTTTATTAACGTCTTTTTTATTAATGATCTAACATCTTGAGTATTATTCTCAAAAAGTAGATCATAAAGATTAGTTCCAAAATTTGGCTGCATAATACGTTCGCCTTTACGCGTTAATAGTAAATTTTTAAAATTTGAAACGCTTTGTTCGGCAGTTGTATAAGTAGATCCAAATACCGAGTTTCCACTTATACTTCCAGAAGCATAATTAGATGACCCGGGGCGGCCCTTACTAGCCATATTAAATGGCAAAGGGATGCCAATCGCGGTATCCGGAGTTTCATTAACAGGTTGATATTTATAAACCGGTCTTGCCATTATCTATTCATTTTCTTTTTATCAATTGCCTTCATTAGCGCGGAATAATCTTTTGTCATTGCATTAACTGTGGCAGCAACGCCTTCTTTATGCATATTTACAGCTTCGCCATTTATGCCAGTTGAAGGAGCTATATTAGCACTTGAAGGTGTATTCATGCCAAATGCATCTGCCATTTCTGATTTAAAATTCATAGTGCTCCATTCTGCCATTTCTGGAGCTGCTGGAGCCGCGGCTGTTTCATTTAGTAAATCATTTAGCATTGAATTTTTTGTAAACTGCTTTTTTGGTTTTGGTGAATCTGCGACATGGGATAAATTCATCCCATGTTCAATAATTTGATTATGATTAACTGTTTGTTCGGTTAGAACAGTGCGTACAGCATCTTGCACTTCTTCACGAATAATTTTTCGTAATAACTTTACAAATGATTTTGAACTCATAGTAATATCCTTTTTAATAAATATGGATTAGATTAACTATTGGTTAAGTAATTACACCGGTACCTGTCCCAGGACCGCTAGGAGTAACAACCGTAGTAGTCACAGTACCAGATCTTACATATTTTTCAATTGCATTGGCTAATCCTTTAGCTAATTCTAATCGAGCCTTTTCTTTACTACGCTCTTCTTTTTCAATTTTTTTTAAAACATTAACAATTTCATTAATGAGTAACGGTTTATTTAATGGCATAACGTTCCTTATTGTTTCATACGATTAAGTTCATTTAAAATTTTAGTAAAATCTGATATATTAATAGGAGGTCCTGATGGACCTGTACCAGTTGTATGAGTCATTTTAGTTATAGCAGTTACTAACGCTTCTAATTGTGTTACTAAATTATCAACATCTACAGACCAGTTTGGAGTAGCTAATTTGATATCTTTTTTAGATATTAATACTAACTCATCTGCACGTGCATTAAATATTAATCGATTAGATGATATAATTACTTGAGGATCTGTATATGATGTTAATGGTTTAGTATCTGATCCTATTTTACGTTGTGCTAACTTTAAGTTATTTATTTTCTGGGTTGATGATAAATAAATTAAACTAGAATCTTTATCTGGATTTTCTATAGTGAAATAATTATCACGCTTGGTACCATCGATTCCACATGTCAATGAAATAATAGGATCACCAGCTACATTGCCTTGCCAGAAAGGTTTTTGTGAATATGGAGATATATTTGCGTGAGTACTTGAAAATCGTAGTGCTGAACCAAACCGATCTTGAATGATTGAATCTCCTTGATATGGTTGTATTGTAGCAACTACGCGTGGTTCAAATGATAATTGCTCCGGAGGCTTATTTTTTGATTTTGTTGATATACCACTTGATTGATAATTTTTTGTTTCAACTCGAGTATCTTGCAAGAAAGGCATTATATTATTATTTACTTGACCATGCACGCTTACAGCTGGCATATAATAATATTGGTTTGTTTTTGAATTTTCTGTAAGTCCTGAGATCGCGGTAAACACAAGCACTTGTTCACCATATAATGGTACATTGACAAAATTTGCATTAGCTGGTATTGCAGTTACTTCTAGCGGAGGCGCCATCGCAGATTTACGCAATCTAACACGTATAGCCCCTGGAGATAAATCTATTTGTCGTTCATCTTGAAATTGATCAAATTGAATCGGATCTGAGGTCCGGATTACTTGGCCTATCTGTAGATTGATGTTGCTTGCCATTTGATTCCTTATTATCTGATTGCAGTTTTTCTATTTCCGATTCAGCATCTTCCAATAACTGACGACGTTCTTCATCAGATAATCCGTATTCACCTTCCTCGGACTCCTTCATTGAAGCTGATATTATTCGTTGAACAACTGCGGCTAGTTTAATCAAGGCATCATCATTTTTTACAGATACTTCTAAGTAATCTTTAATCATAGGAACTAATACAGTAGCATCGCCTACATTTTTTATTAACGGCTGTAATTCTTTTATAAGGCCTTGTATTTGGCGGTCTTTCTTTTTTGAATTATGATATATATCACGCATCAAATCAGAAAAATTAGTTCCATTAAATAACTCGAATTCTGTGCTCATGAAAATCCTTTTATATAAATATAAGGATTAGTTATTTGTATTAACTATATGGCCGGTCTTAGAATATACTGAATACATTTTTGAGTAATCTCGTTTCATTACATTTAACACTTTAGTAATATTTTGAGTTTTTAGACCGGTACGTTCGCGTATTAAAATATATAACGCCTTTTTATTAAAGTTTTCTATATTTTCTCGTATACGAAACAGTTCTAAAATTGTATCTGCTACCATTATATCACGCTTGCTAAAGAATATAGTATTCATATGTGTATCATACCAACTAACCCATAGGTTTGTAAAGTCGCGTAATGATTCTTGATGATCATTTAATGATACTTCCGAATAAATATTTCTATTAGCATCGATTTCAGTAGTATCAGTACGCATTTTCATTTTAGCATAATTAGCATTATTTTGAATTATAAGGTAATTTTTTGCAACGATTGAAAAATAAGAAAATGCTTTACCTTTTCCTTCTTGATATTTTCCTATTTTTTCTGTTAGGAATGCAACTACCTCGGCTTTGATATCTTCATATGGTACATCAAAATATGAAAATCGAAACGTATGATATATATTTTCTACTAATTTATTAAAAGGATAATTAATATGTTCTCGAAATACTTTATTACGCTTACTTTGAGATGTTTCTTTATTGTACGCAATAATTGCTTGATCTGTCATGTATGTAAAATACATATTTTTAGTTGGCTTACGACCACGTCTTTTTTTAGGACCATTTGCTTCAAAATCTGCATATTCAGCAGCTAACCATATATAAAATTTATCTACTGGACTATTATTTTCTTCCATTAAAATCCTTTATTAAGCTCATCAATAATATCACGTAATTCAGAAAATATAAATCCAGTTTCATCATCTGCCTGAAAAGATCCTAAACGATCGATTTGTTTTAATTTGGAATTAGATTCATTCATACGAGATTTTAATGCAGTGAAAAATTGATAATATTCAGTATTAGAATTTTCCAATTCATCAATATATGATTCTAATGCCTCTTGCTTTCGCATTTGATTAAAATTAATTAATATTGAAATGCATAGTAATATTGATAGTATTATAATTGTAATCATATTAATCTCCAAATAAGTCATTAAACATTTTATTAGCATTAATTTGTGTCTGAGGACTTGTTATTTTCTTTTTAGGGGCCTGAGTAGTAATAGGTTTATTATTATTCCATCGTTCATATTCTATACGTGCCGCCATTGAATCAGCTTGGTGCATTACATAACCTAAGTTTGTTTTTAGCTTTGCATCTGCCGATCTAGATATAAAGTAAGGTTTATTAGATTCATCATATAATCCATCTGTTAATTTTATTCCTAACATTTCATTCCATGATATTTCTATACCATAATGTTGCAATAACCAAATAGATAAATCATTTACTAATGTAAATGGATTATTAGGATTAATTTTATATTCTTTACCTTGGTTCTTTCTATGCCATTCGGAATCATTCCATTGATAAACTTCATTACCATCTCCGGGAAATCCCATTTTACCTATATCATGATTTAATGCAGTAAAAATAAGTTCTTCATATGTATAACCGGACATATCAGCTCCCATATCTGTCCATAATGTATATACTTTTTTAGCACATTTTATTACTCGTAATACATGTTCCACATATCCGCCAGGAAATGCATTATGATAATGATTATAAGAAGATGCTGGAGATAATGACATTCTATCTTCTAAATCAGTATACATTGATAATAACTTATCTTTACGGGCACCAGTAAATTCTGTTTTGATGACAGTTAATAACTCGTCCCAATTTTCTGCAATTTGTTCTGCTGTTAATTTCATATTATCGAATCAATTACGTTATATTCTTTTAATTGGTCGGCGGTCAAGTATAAATCTGATTTCATATTATCTTTCCACCAAGCTTGGTCTTTATTTGTTTTATCCGCTAAAATATCATATATAGTCTTTTCTATATTCTTTACATTATCTAGATATGCTGAAATATCACTCATTTTACCACCTAAGAAACTTGATGATTGATGAAACATAACTGTCGATCGTTTACTCATCATCCTAGTACCAGTACCACAACATAAAATAATGGCTGCCGCTGAAAAAGCTCTTCCACGACAAATTGTATTTACTTTAACATCTAATGATTCAATATAATCAATAATACCTAACATTTCATGCACATCACCACCTGGTGAATTAATCATTAAATTAACAGGGGCCTTTTTATCAACTCGATTCTGTAATAAACTTCGCATACGAATTATTAAATCTGTTAATGTAGTATCATTTATTTCATCGTTGAGAAATATAATTGAATCGTTATAGTCAACTAATGTTGCTAATTGATTATGCAAGGCCTCATATAATGAGCCATTCTCTTTCAATTCTTCTTGCTCTACCGGTTGGGGAGCGTTTTCATCGTATATACTCATTTTGTACCTTTTATTAATTTATTAAATATAAAGAATTTTTTTCGTAGATCAAAAGATTATCGAATCTTTTTCAATTGACGTTCTAATTTTTTCAATTGTGACTGACCCGATTTAATATCCTTTTTAAATCGAGCCTTCTTTACATCACCTCTTACCATAGCCATTTGTTGTAATATAGCTTGTCGTAAATCAGCTTTTTCGCCTTTAGATAATTTTCGTTTTGTCGCTTTAGGTTCTATAACAGTTGCCAATTTAGTACCTTTTAACTTTTTCTGCTCTACACCTTTATGAAATACATTACCATTAGAATCGACAAATTCTTTCATGAATTGCCATCCACGTGGCCGGCCTTTAGAAACATATCCTTTACGCATTTCGGGAGGTGGAACGGTTTTACGCACACATGTAGCACATAATACAGCTGTAGTGTTACTATTAACTTTTGTCCATTGCGCGCACCTGTCACTGCCCTTTAAATGTTCCCAAGCAAAATATGATTCATCTGCAATGCTATTTCTGCAAATCATTTCACGTTGACCTTCTCGCGTACGTGTTTTAAATTGATGTGTAACTTTTTTCTTTCTTGCCATAATTGTTTATTTATTAATACCAATAACCACCGGTTCGTGTATTATCCGGTGGAGTCTCTTTTGTAACTTCATTTTCATTTTTGTAATGTAATCCATCATTTCCGTTCTGTCCAATAACATTCATGCGCATCTCATCTTGGTCTGTATATTTTTTATTTAACTCTGATTGGCTCTGAGATACTCGTTGTTTAAGCGACTTGAATTCCATATCTTTATCCGAGATGTAATACGATTTCCCCCATTCAGCGCCTTCTGGTAAACTTCCTTCAACTCTGCGTTCTAACTCTGTATTGCGTGATTTAAAATAATTATTTTTTTTACTTTTAGGTTTTATTTGCATAAATGCAAAGTTAGCGGCAATTACTAATGATATAGCTAAAGGATCAAATACAAATATAATTAACAACAGAAACCAATTAATAATTATATCCATATCTGTGTTTAATAAATTAGATAAATATTTTAATGGCCCTAATTCACGTGCTATATCATTTCCTATTTGTTGATTTAATATTTCCATATCTAACTTTGTAATAGAATCTGTTACAGCATTTAACGATGCTTTAGCTTCATTTAATTGGCTTTCTAATAGTCGGCGCTGCCGTGAAGATGTTGTAGTTACCAATTGGCCAGTTTCTTTATCAACGTATTGTATCGTAGTAGGTTTACTTAATGCATCTGACCATGTTATTATAGATTGATTAATATCAACACGTTGTTCTTCATACCGACTACGTTTTTGTTCAATGATTAAAATTTGGTTATCAATGTATTCAGATTGATTCGCAGTTTCTTGGTACGCGCCAGATAAATATCCGTATATACCACCGGATGTTATTACCATTAATATAAATACGGATATAGAAAGATATATTCTTAATACTTTATTGATATCATTCCAATACCGATATAATAATGATGCAACGACTAATTTTGCAAATTCCAATGAACTAGCCATTATAATTACTTGGAGACTAGCTCCTGCAAATAATTTACTTAATCCAAAAACTGAATAAAACGCTGCAGAGGCGGATACTGCTATAGCAGATAATGCTATGACAATTGGAAATAGTCGTTGTTTCATATTTAACTCGCTGTTACTCGATCTGTCACAAACTTAATTTTTTGTCGGATAGTATTAAAACGAGTCCTAGCTTCTATTGGATCGATTTTCATGCCACGGTCAACGACGCTATCTAAAATCATGATCATGTTATCCACTTCATCTAATTGTCTTAAGACATTTTCTCTATCTTTCATAGTAAAACCTTTTTATTATTATATTGATAAATATTGCGGTAACCTAAAACCGCCAATTCTTTTGCCTTTGCTTCTACAACAATATCTAAATCCATATCATACGTACGGATTTCATCTTTGATATAATTGGAATGAGCCTGTATACGTATCTTATCTATATCATGTTTCATCGCAGCAAACGTTGGCCATTCATTAACTTCATTCATTGGAATATTCTGCTTAGCCATCTTAGCTTCGAACATACGCTGAAATTCATGTCTACGGCATTCGCTGTAATGAGTGCATTGTCTAACATCGGATGGCCAGGTGCTAGCCGCCATCTGTAATGCTTCGTATTCGCTGAGACCTGCAGGATGGAATGTATGATGGTGATAATCAAATGTAATAGGTATGCCAGTATCTCTATGAAACAGGTCATACAATTGTCGTACACTATACATAGAAGCTTTATCATCGTTTTCAACAACTAGTCGCGCGCGGCATGCTTCTGATAAACGGTAATAGTTTTTGATCCATCTAAGAGCAGTAGATTCGTGATCGCCGTATGCACCGCCAATATGAATATTGATCTTGTTTTCATATGATGGATCATAGCCCATTAGATCCCATAACTCGGAATGTCGCTCTAGACCGATAATAGTCTTATCAACAACATGCTCATGAGGTGAGCCTAACACATGGAATGGACCTGGATGAGTA